GGCGCGGGTACGCATTGCATTCCAGAATGCTTTTCTGTACTCATCGGATGCTCTGCCTGTTTTGGTTTCCACACCGGGAACAGCAGGCTTGCCCGTGAGAGGTGTGTTCAGAGGTTTTGAAAGCTCACGGTCAAGGGCTTCCTGCTTTTCAAGGCGGTCAATTTCTTTTCCGAGAGCGACTACATCGGCTTCCATTTTCTCATAGGTAGCGGTGTCTTCAGGGGAAACCAGACCGTCAGTACCGCGCTTGCTATCGAGGAAAGCCTTCGCGGCTTCCCATGCCTTGGCGCGCTTTTCGCGCAGTTCAAGAATTTTGTTCATTGATATTACCTCCATAAAATTTAGTGGGAAATTAAAGAGAGCCGCTTCTCAAGCGACTCAATGGGTGTGCCTTTGTTCTGTTTGGGTATCTTGGGTTTGACCTTGTTAAGCAGCGAGTTTGTTACTGCTCTGCGGCTGAAAGCATAGGTGATGTCGTCCGGTTGAATCCGCTTTTTCTCATCCTCCAGAATGCCATCAGCAAAACCTAATTCAATAGCTTTGTTTGCGTTGAGCCAGGTTTCTGCGTCCATGAGGTGGGAGAGCTTGGCACGGGACTGTCCGGTTTTAATTTCGTAGGCATTGATGATGCTTTCCTTGACCTCGTCCAGCATAGCGATGGCTTTCTGCATTTCCTCGCTGTCACCGATTGCGATAGTCAGCGGGTTATGCACCATCATGAGCGCCGTCGGTGCCATCAATACCTCGGTTCCCGCCATTGCGATAACGCTTGCTGCCGAAGCCGCAATGCCGTCAATTTTTACGGTGACCTTGCCTTTGTAATCCATGAGCATGGCATAGATCTGACTCGCCGCGATACAGTCGCCGCCGGGCGAGTTGATCCAAATAACAATGTCACCCTCTCCGGAATTCAAATCAGCTTTGAATGCTTTAGGGGTGACATCGTCGTCGAACCATGACTCTTCGGCAATTGTGCCGTCCAGATAGAGTGTTCTGACACCGGAATCTTCATCCCGCGCCCAGTTCCAGAATTTCTTCATTTGCTTGTTTCCTCCGTTCCTTTTGTATTTGCGAACGCACCCGCGTCCTGTAATTTGGTCATTGCGCCGTTGATGAGGTAGAGATCGCCGCCGAGTTCCGCAGGGATACGGTCGAGGTTTTCAAGCTCACGGATATCGTTCGCGCTCATCCATCCATTCTGTCTTGCGGTCGCATAACCGCTCATGCGGCTTTCGTAATCTCCGCGCAGAAGTCCGTCTACGTTGAACTTGATAAATACTGTCGGTTTTTCGCTGTCGGAAAGCAGGGCGCGGCACATGGACTGCTCCCAGCGCACCACCCACGGGTCGAGCGTGTATTTCACAAACTCAAGGCTCTGCTGCTCGATGTTGCTGAAGGATGATTTTTCAAGGTCAGCGAGCATATGCGGAGGCACTCTGAAAATACGGGCAATCTCATTGATCTGAAACTTCCGTGTTTCCAAAAACTGCGCCTGTTCCGGTGAAATCCCTATGGGCTGATACTTCATGCCTTCCTCGAGAACGGCCACCCTGTGTGAGTTGGCTGAACCTTGGTAGGCGGCATTCCAGGATTCCTTGACCTTCTGTGGATCCTTAATCGTACCGGGATGTTCAAGCACACCGCCCGGCGCGGCACCGTTTGCGAAAAACTTCGCTCCGTATTCTTCTGTGGCGATGGCGAGGCCTACCGCGTTCTTTGCCATTGCAATGGGCGAATAGCCAACCAGACCGTCAAAGCCCAAGCCCGGAATATGCAGGACATCGGCAGGGGCAAGATAGACCTGGTTGTCTTTGCCGAGTGAAGGTACATCCTCCGAGCTGCGCTGATATAAATAGAAAAGCCGGCCGTTAGCATCACGGTCGACTGTCATCTTGTTTGGCATCAGCGGATAGAGGGAAATGACCTCGCCTTTAGCATTGCGTATAATCTGCGCATAGGCATTGCCCCATAATAAAAGATGACTCATCAGAGTTTCTCGGAACGCAAATGAAGTCATCTCCGGGTTCGGCTCGTCGTGGAGCAGCTTATATAACGGGTGTTTCAGATATTTCTCTTTGCCGCCGCTGTCGTTGTACTTATATACATGTAGCGGCAGACCCGCCAGCGTTTCGGACAATATCCTCACACAGGAATAGACCGCAGTCATCTGCATGGCAGTATGTTCGTTGACCGGCTTTCCTGAGCTTGTGCTCCCAAAGAAGAAGTCGTAGCGCCCGCCGCCAAGGGCATCCTTAGGCTTGTCACGTGCTTTGAATATTCCTTCGAACAGTCTCATGAACATCACTCTCCTTTAAAAATGGGCATGACTAAAGCACCTCATGCGAGATGCTTTAGTCATTATGAAGTTCGAGTCATACTATTATGTTGTTTGTTTCCGTAATCCGTGGTCTTTGCGGACTCCTTTTGGAAACTCTATGTTGGCAAATGGAAAGGGGTGAATAGGGTCGCGTAGAATCTTCCTGCTTTCACAAGATACTCGCTTAACAAAATAATCCAAAAACACAGATTCAAGATCGTGTGCCGTACTGCCTTCTGAAGTAGTCCAATAAATGTTCAGCTCTGTCAAGTTGTTTAGTGTTTTTAGCCAATGACCGCCTCTGTGAGGACCAGGACTCCCAAGAGTTGTCGTATAATACTGGTTTACTCTCTGTTGCAGCGATGTTCCTGCCTTGCCAATGTATAATACTGTTTCATCGGGCAGCCAAAAGTCCTTCAGCCTTTTTGTTAAAGTGTTCACCGTTGGCAAGGTGCGGTCGAGTGTCATATAGGGAACTCGATTAACCCATTCCTCGACTAACCCTTCTGAAATGGGAGCCTCATTATAACAAAGCATTTTATCGGCTTGATTAGTCAAAGCGACCACATAGACCCCAGGCTGCACACAGTCTAATTGATGCCCCCACTTTATTTGTCCCAAAATTTCTTTGCCATTCTCTTGGAATAGTCGTTCAACAACAGTAGGCATATGATGCCCTCCAGATACCGTTAATTACAACTAAAGTATATAACTTCGGCAAAAATGATGTCAACAATTATAGGATTCACTTGCTATGGTCTTAGACAAAAAGAAGTCCGCGCGAGTCATACACGCTTTCGCTCGTATCGTTTCCGCACCGTATTGCGCGGTCAAGTGCCATGATCGTAGCAACAACCCCGTCTATTTTTTCTGTGGATTTTTCCTTGGTGGCTTTGATGTTTCCTGCATCATCTGAGCGAATACACACATTGTCCATCATCCAGCGCAGCACCGGGTGGCCGCCGTGGGCAAGTTTCTGCTCCAGAGTTAGTTTCATGAGTTCTTTTGTGGGTGGACTCATGTCCTTAAATCCCTGCCCGAACGGAACGACCGTGAAGCCCATGCCCTCGAGGTTCTGCACCATCTGAACGGCGCCCCAGCGGTCAAAGGCGATTTCGCGGATGTTGTATTTCTCGCCGAGCCGTTCAATGAACTTTTCAATGTATCCGTAATGAACGACATTGCCCTCAGTGGTTTTTAGGAAACCTTGCTTCTGCCATAGATCATAATTCACATGATCACGCCGAACTCGCAGGTCAATGTTGTCTTCTGGTATCCAGAAAAACGGTAAAATAATGTATTTATCATTCTCGTCCAATGGCGGGAAGACCAGCACAAAAGCTGTGATGTCAGTGGATGAGGAGAGGTCAAGCCCGCCATAGCAGACGCGGCCACGT